ACGGCTTCAATTAGACGTTCTATCTGTCCCATTTTTAGACTCCTTAATTAATTATCCACTTGAAATGGACAAAGTACGTTAATCTGATAATTGTCTTCAACTCTACCCACTTTTTCAATTCGAGGAACTTGAAAGTTTATAATTTCATCTACGATCGTCGTTCGAAATGCAGTAGCAATGATATCTGCGACATTTAAGCCATCAGCAGATCCTACACCTAACGGAGTTTTAATTTGTACATTAAAAATTCCTACATTTCTGAAAGTTTTTATTCCAATCTCTGCTTGCCGAGAATCTCCAAAATCAACACTTGCTACACACCAAATTTTATCGGTAGGAGTATCCCTGGGATCATTATCATAACGAACGACAAAGCTGTTTGCTTCCGCTAATATATTAAAATATGAAGTTATAGCATTAACTATATCTTTGAAAGCCATTTTATTTAATTCCTGAGAGCCAAGTTTTCATTTCTACTAATGTAATTTCTACCATACCTGAAGGGTGTTGTTTACTCCGACGAATATATTCTAAATAGTAAATATAAGCAACATTATTCGTAATATGAACAACACTAAACGGGGGAATCTGTGCGAGCTTTGCAGATCCCCGCTCAAAAACTTGATCCCACATCTCTTCTTCAACTGTTCCCATAGCTGGACGATTTATCTCAATCATCCAATTCCCTCTAGATCTCCCGGTATCTATAGGAGTCCGCATTATAAATCGTTTGAAAACTTCAAGGCAAACGCTCTTTATAAATTTCTGTATATCACCATCTATCTTCTTAGTTGCCTTTTCAAGAGCCACATTAAATTGTGTAATATTAGTAGATGCCATTACTCAATGTCTTCAATTTCTTTTTCTAATCGTGTTATATTTCGTTTCTTTCGAGCAATTCTTACATCTAAACGCTTCATTGGATTATTCTCTCTATTACTTTCACTAAGATAAGGACATTTCTTCCCTCTATTTCCATCACCAATTTTCACTGCAATTTCAGGCCTTTTTGCAGGATTAGCTTCTTCATTTCGTTTAGTAACCCAAGGACACTTCTTTCCTATTCTTGCATTGGCATTTCTTTTTACAATTTCAGGATCTTTCATTGGATTTTTATTACTACTCATTCTTTCAAACGCAGGATTTTTAACACCATTAATTTCAGGCCGTTTCTTCCCTTTATTTTTCTTATTTCTTTCTATATTCCAAGGACACTTTTTACCGATAGCAGCTTGTTTCATTTTCTTTTTTGTTTCTTCAGAATGTTTCATTCCTTTACTCCAACCATCTCCGCCTCTTGTGAGATTATAACCATTAGGAGCAACGGAATTAAAATTACGAATCTCTTCTATCTCAATTCTGTTCGCTTCTTCTTTTGTTTTAACAGTATGCAGAATTGAAATTTGCCAATCATCATATTTATAAAGAGCTTTACAAACTAAACTACCAGATCTAAGATGACCTTGCATTCTTCCTTGAAGATTCTGTGTTTGACCAACATAATATTTTTCACTTGTAGGAAACCAAATTGCGTATATATAGATTTTCATTATCTCTCTATTTGTAAAAGATAGAATAAAATACCATTTTTATTAGATAATGGAGTAAATCCTGTTACTATCCATTCTTCATTATAAATTACTAAAATTAATCCTGCTTTAATAGTAAAAGATAAATCTTTATTTGCCAAACCCGTCCAACCCTTGCCTGCTGTTATTAACTCAGTTTTTTTGAATCCCTCAGCATTTTTATATGGAGGGATTATTTTTACATTATATTCAACCACATCTCCTAAAATAGTTTTATTTGTAGCCGGATTAAAAACTGCGTCCGGATAAATCTTTACTATTGCATCTAAACCTTTTCTTTCAAGTATCGCAGCTAATTTTATTGTTGTTAGAGCCATTTTATATTTTTTCTAAATTTGCTAATCGAGTTTTCAAATGTTTTATTTGAACTTTAGGATCTCTTTTACCTTGTTTTGCTCTACGTATTTTTTCTATAGCTTCTTTAGTATGATGACATCCTTGAAAATATTTATTTCCTTTTAATCTTTTACTAACATCTGGACGTTTTATCCCTTTTCGAGCTTTAGCACTTTTTGGATTTTTCTTTCCTTTATGAGATCTACGTATTTCTTCTTTTGTTTTTTCAGTATGTTGTCTACCTATACCAGCTTGTCTAATTTTTTCTTTTGCTTCTTTTGTATGTTTATAACCTTCACACCCTTCTCCACCTCTTGTGAGATTATAACCGTTAGGAGCAACGGAATTAAAATTACGAATCTCTTCTATCTCAATTAGATTGGCTTCATCTCGAGTTTTACAAGTGTGAAGAATTGAAATTTTCCAATCATCATATTTATAAAGAGCCTTTCCTACAAGTGAATCTACATTAAGATGTGTAAACATTCTTCCTCTAAGATTATGCGTTTGACCAATATAATATTTATCACTTGTAGGAAACCAAATTATATAAATGTAAATTTTCATTTGTTTTCATCTTTCTATACACGAAATAAATCAGACATAAAATATTGTTGTTCTATATAAGGAGCCACCAATTTGTCTGCAATTTGCCAATCCACTCCAGGAGATTCTCCGATTCCAGCATATTCTATTTCTTCTGTTAGAGGACCGATAACGTCTTTTGTTCTTTTTACTTTTTGAGCATTCTCAAGATCTTCTAATAAATTTCGCCCCTCTGCAACTTTTAGAGCTAAATACGCACAAGCCTCTTTCACTTTATTAGGGATTATATCTATATCGATATCATTCCCTTCATCATCATAACATTCGTATCTCGGCCATTGAAGAGCTTGTGCCGAATAAGTTCTATAACCCTTCCATTGATAATGCACGTTCATAAATCTTGTTGCCTCTCTTATTGCATTTTCTTTTGCAGCTTGATCTGCTCCACTCCAAACTGTAGAAGCTCCATAATTAGAATTCACCTCATCTGCTTCTTCTACAGTTATCAACGCATTAGCATTGTATAAACCACTACCATCCTCAACAATAAAAGAAGCCATTATTTATTCTCCAATATAAAATTATAATTCCGCAGAGACAAAAATCTATCTCTGCTGTAACTAAAATTAATCTTCGAGTTGAGCCTCTTGCCCTTCAACTTCAAGCATCTCCTGTTCTGCTTCTACACTCAACTCATTTTCAGCAAGAGCTTCAGGTTCCTCAAGTATTTCATCTTCAGCAGGAGCTTCAAGCTCTTCAGGTATTTCGCCTTCAGCAGAAGTGTTAGGTATCTCAGGGATCTCAGACATTTCAGGTTCTTCAGGTAGCTCGTCTTTTAAAAGGCTCCAGCCTTCTCGCTGTAGATAATCATCTACATCTCTTTTCAGAACAACTATCTTTCCAGCAGGACTCATCAATTCGACAGTCTCTACTTCTTGAACAATCATTTGTTTATAACCAAGATTCAAATAATGTTGTAGATCTACCTGACGAACTTTTTCTACTTTATTAGCAGGACTCATTAGTTTAACTAACATAAATATTCTCCCTTTTATAGATTCTAAATTATTGATTAAAAATAGATCAGTGGTGACGAGTATGCCACCCGCCACCACCAATCACAGCGGAGGCCTATATCCCAGCTCAGGGAGACGTCTTAACCTACCAATCTACAAGCTAATTCTGGGCGAACAAGTTTGGCTCCCCAAAGAATGTCGAATTCCCAAACAGTGAGTTTATTTCGACGACTGATTTCAAGCCGTAAAACCAAACCAGTTTTCGCATCTTGCATACTAAGAATCTGACTTCCACCAAGAACCTTTGCTAAAGTATTCGCATCATCTAATGATCTTGTAGCAAAAGCGAAAGCATCACGATGAAAAACCAAATTTACGCGATGACTGGCTTTCAACTCAAGAGCTGCTCCAGTATGAGCGACTTTAATAGCCGGAGCAACAACAACAGCAGTTAAGTTATCACCTTCAGCATCCATCGTGTAGCCACCATTAGTTCCAGTCAAAGCAGCATATCCACTAACTCCTTCACTTCCCGGCATTACAACATAAGTCTGGTCGTCAATACCAGCAGCACCAAATTTAAGAATATCGCCTACAAGAAGTGTTTCTCCAGAATTTCCGGCAGCTCCAGTAAGAGCAATAGTGGAAGCGGCTTTAACTGCCGTAACAGTGACTTGACCACCAGTTTCAAGAGTTCCAGCAGTATGATAAGGAACATCATCATCAGCGACCCAATCGATTCCATACTTCCGACCTATCTCACCTTCCAGTTTTACAGTAGCAGACATAATTTTGTCTGCATCCGAAAAAGCAGATAAATCAAGAGCGTTCGCTTCTGCGTCAAAATCAAGAACACCTCGACGATCAGTTGGAGGACAATGCTGTTTATTCAAGATTTTCCTGGCTCCAGTCGCATCACTTACTCCAACTCCAGTACCGAACGGAGTTGTTCCGGCTGTTCCTTGAAAACCATAGACGCCAAGATATTCTTGCATAATATCCATATTTACATCACGAGCTAAACCTTTAATGGCTTCTTCTAATTGCATAGGAAGATAAGTCTCGTTCATGTCAATCTCAGCCATATCCTTATCAGTTAGATGGATTGGTTTATTCTGTTTCCAATTATCCAACTTGATAGAAACAAGTCCTGGTTCCAAACCGCTATCGTCACATTCTGCTTGAGTACAAGAAGGCACAACATTCATCGTCGCAACTTCAACAGGAATTGGCACATCTATCGTAGCTCCTTTTCTTGCCGCATCTGTACTATAATCACTATTCACAAGACGAGGCATTATACATCTCGCACGAAGAACAAGCAAAGATCTGGCAAGAATCTTAGGAACTAAATTAGTTAAAACATTTGCATCCAACGCCATAATAAATCCTTTCAACTTAAACAAATTTACAAGGACAAAGTCCAACTTAAGACAGCATCCCGCTGAATCGCACATCCCGTGCTGCGTCTACAAAAGTTGATTTATTTAGATAAATCGACTTTCATTTTTCCAGTAGCAATATCATCAATATTCTGAGACATCGCTTTCCCATCCGACGCTGCGACGGTCTTACCTTTGTTGGTCTTCTTATGCGTCCCGCTATCTGAAGATCCGCTCCCACCACTTCCCGTGGCGTTAGCACCTGGAAAACAAGCAGCAAAGGTTTTCTGGGTCTTTATTTCTTGAATATATTGAGCAATGGTCATAGGATTTCCATCGCTATCACCAACTCTTGGCTCATTGGCATCATTTGTAACTTCAGGAATCCATTTCCCTGCAGAATTTTTTGCCATCCTCACATGTTTTTTAATATGAGGAAGTAAAAGCTCGACATTCCCTTCTTCTTTTTGTAAAGCCTCAACAACTTTTGTATCGACAATCGCATCTGTTAATTGTGTTTGAGAATCAGCCAATTCATCTTGCAAAATCTCTACTTCCTTTTTATGAGCTTTTACTAATTCACGCTTCGAAGCCTCCACTGCCTCTCTAACTTTTTGATCTCCATCCCAATTTTTAACTTCATCGTATTTCTTTATAGCCTCCCTTGCTTCTTCAGGATCAATATCTTCAAACCTCTCTTGTATAACTGTAAGATCTGTTTGAAGCTTCTTCTCATTAGCTCTTAATTTTTCAACAGTAGTTTTTAATCCTTTAACATCTTCTAATGCAAATCCATTTACAGTTAACACATCCAGATAAAATTTACCTTCCCGCTCAGTATAATGCTGTTGTTCCGTCTCACTGAGCTCATCGAACTGTTCTTTTTCTAAAATTGCCGATAACATTTTACAGGTCTCCAAAAAATTAATATTCTTATTTTTATCAGCTCAAATTTAAGCTATTTATTTTTTACCACCAGTTGCTTTTTCAAATAAGATCCATTTTATTTTATGTTTTCTCAACCACGCTTTCACCTTAACAACTGTCCATCTTTTTGCTGGATAACGATAAGCCTGAACT